ATGTTTCTGAATGGTTACAATATCCAATTATTGAGGCAAAAAATAAGAATTTCCAAAATGCTTCTATTGTTGAAGTATTTGATAAAAGAAGATATATGTCTGGAATAAAAGGTGCGCCGTGTACATTGCTTTTAAAAAAACAAGCCAGATATGAATTTGAATTATCTAATGACATTGATTTTCATGTATTGGGATACCCAATTGAAGAATGGCAAAGGCAAAAAAACTTTAATACAAGAGAGAGATCAAATACAATTCCGATACTTATCAGTTCATTGACTACAAAAGATGATTGTTTCCGGCAATTACAAAAAGCAAATATTAAACTGCCAGAGATTTATTCGCTTGGTTTTCCAAACGCTAATTGTATTGGTTGCGTAAAATCATCCAGTCCAACATATTGGAATTTAGTTAGAGATATATTTCCAAAAATATTTGAGCAAAGGTCTGAACAAAGTAGAAGAATAGGCGCAAGGCTTGTAAAAGTAAAAGGTAAAAGAATATTTTTAGATGGATTAAAAACCACTGATAAAGGAGGTAAGATTAAAAGTTGGGAATGTGGAATATTTTGTGATACAAATTAACGGATAACATGACAAATATTATACTTTAATAAACCAAGAAATAATGGAAAAAGAAATTTTAGTATGCTTAATAATACCCGCAATAATTGTCGTGGTGTTATTGATAACATGGAGAAGGGAAAGACGATGAAGCCAAAATTGACACTTAACAACTTTATCTTCATCAAACTCGATCCCGAAAACACTTCGGTCCGGCTAAAGAACGGATGTGAACTATTTGTTGATAATACATTTGAACCTGAAAAACATTTTACTGTAACGGGAGAGGTATATGGTTTGCCATCACACCTGTCATATTCGGGAAAGCCCAATCTTAACATGCCTTGGGAAACCGATATGGAGATACGCATGCACGACAAGGTAATCTTCTACTATTTATCAGTTGTGAACGCATTAAAGCCTGCAACTAAGCGATACATCATTGAAGGCAATGATAAGTACGTATTCATCGAATACCAATATATTTATGCAGTGGTACGTGATGATAAGATCATCCCCATAAATGGTTACTGCCTGATTGAACCAGTAGAGGATCCTTCAATAACTCAGGAGAGAGAAAGGATGGCAAAAATAGGCATGGAAATCGTTGTATTGACACGCAGGCTAAGCAACCAGGTGGTGTATGGAAAAGTTAAATATGTTGGTATCCCGAACCGGAATTATGTTGATGAAGGAGTTACTGACAGGGGTGCAGACGTGGAAGTGGGCGATGTTGTTGTCATCCGCAAGACCTATGATGTTCCGCTTCAATATTCACTGCATCAAAAAGTGAATGACGGTGTGAAGTTATTCAGGGTACAACGCAGAAATTTACTGGCGAAGATATGATTGAAGTAAACAAAATATACGAAGGCGATGCGCTAACGCTTCTGAAAACATTTCCAAGTGAGATATTCAATACCTGCGTTACGTCTCCTCCGTACTATGGACTTCGGGCATACGGTACTAATCCGGTTATTTGGGATGGTGATGAAAATTGTCAGCATGAATTTACGGAAAATATATTTATTAGAAAAAGAGGAAATATAAATGGGTTAACAGCAAAAGCAGGAAATACAATCGCAGGGATAAGTGGTATTGGTACTGATATTGGATGTATTTGCTCTAAGTGTGGTGCATGGAGAGGCGAGTTGGGATCAGAGCCGTCACCGGAGTTATTTGTAAAGCATATTGTTGATATTTTCAGAGAGGTAAAACGCACACTAAAAAAAGATGGGACTTGTTGGATAAATCTTGGCGACAGTTATTTTGGTTCCGGTCAGGGATATGGTGACACAAAGACAACAAACAAAGGACATAATGGGTCCCGTGAAAGAAAAAAACCAATTTGGCGTGGCACAGATTTAAAACCCAAAGACCTAATTGGAATCCCATGGATGGTTGCTTTTGCGCTCAGGGCAGATGGATGGTATCTGCGTTCTGAAATAATCTGGTATAAAAGAAATCCGATGCCGGAGAGTGTTACTGACAGACCAACGAAGGCACACGAACAGATATTTTTATTATCTAAAAATGCAAAATATTATTATGATGCGGAGGCGATACTTGAAGAATGTTCGGTTAACACCCATGCACGAATATCGCAGGATGTTGCAGCACAAGTAGGATCATATCGTGCAAACGGAGGCGCAAAAACAAATGGCCCTATGAAAGCCGTAATAAGAACACCCAAACAGCAACCTGCAAGGTTAGGTATTAAAAATAATGATAGTTTTAATAATGCAACTTGCCTAAAAGTAGAAAAAAGAAACAAACGTAGTGTTTGGGAAGTAGCTACACAATCGTTTTCAGAAGCCCATTTTGCCACATTTCCTGAAAAACTGATTGTTGATTGCATTAAGGCCGGATGTCCTGAAGGAGGATTAGTACTGGATCCATTTGCAGGCGCAAACACCACAGGATTAGTTGCACGAAAACTTAATCGTAATTATATAGCATTGGAACTAAACCCAGAGTACATCAAAATAGGAAATAACAGAGTATATGACCAAATAGGACTATTCTTATGAATACCCAATTTCATAGCAAGGAATTTCAGAATATGATGTTCAACGTGGATAAGATTCCAGAAGGCACATCTGTATTGCGATTTTATAAGGAATTAGGAAAAATAAGGGAGTTTAAGACAAGTGCCGGAGAGGGGTTGGATAACAACAAAGTAAATCTTTACGTGCTTCTGATGTACGATAAGGGTTCTCCATACAGGAAAAAATACACCGATGTACTGAAAAGAAAGATTGAGGTAGCCCATGACGTAGAATTTGAAGTAGTGGAGGGAGGGATATTTGATTCTGTAGTAGAGGATTTTCTCAAAGGAAGGAATGTTATTGTGAATAAGAAGATAGTTCAGTTTGTGCGGATGCACCGGAATTACAAGTATAGCTACCAAGTATCTATAGAAGCCACCTATGCAAATCTAATGCTTGACATTCAATCAGGAGACACGAAAGGGATTAAGACACTTGGAGAACTAAGGGACGAGCTTGAGGAAAATCTTTTGGAGATATTGAACCAAGACAACAATCCTTATTTAAAAGACGAGATACTTCGCTATATTGAGGACGAGAGGTTAGCACTCAGGCCAGAGGACATAGCAAAGAAAGCACAGAACGGAGACGATAAATCAGGAAAGAAATGAAAATACGGGGTTTCGCACATTTTTATCTCATAAATCACTGGTATTCGATAGTAACGGAGCAACTACGCATAATGCTTACATCAGGCCTATATGATGCATGTGAAGAGATAAACATTGGATGTATTGGCTTCCCAGAAGAAAAAGCACTCTTGGAAAAGCTTGTTATTAATCAGTACCCAAAACTAAAGATCGGGTATTATTCACAAGAGCCTATTGAATATGAATTTCCGACACTAAGCCTTATTGAGCAGGACAATTCAGAGTATGTGGGATTCTACTTTCATACCAAGTCTGTTACAAGGCCATTTGAAACTATTATTAATCATTGGAGGCTCTGGCTCAATGAGGCTATATTAAATCGTTGGGAAGAGCATAGGGATCATGTAGAGCATGGTTACGATGTGTCTTCAGTAAACCATTGTCGCCCACCACTGCATCCCGAACATTTCTCGGGGAATTTTTGGTGGTTTAATAGAAATTATATTAACAGACTACCAGATATATGCAGGCTTGACCATAGCAGTAGATTTTTAGCAGAACAATGGATATGTATGGGGCATGGAATATATTATGCCAAGGAGTTTGTAGAACCAGGAAGAGATGTTTTTTTAATGAAATATAAATAATTATGAAAGTACTAATTACCGGAGGAACAGGATCAATAGGGAGTGCATTAGCAAGATTAATTTCAGATGATGTCACAATATTCTCCCGCAATGAATCGGTGCAGGTTGAGATGAAGCACAATTATTCATTTAAATATATCATCGGGGATGTGAGAGATAAACATGCTATTATGAAAGCATGTGGGGGCATGGATTATGTATTTCACTTTGCAGCCTTAAAACATGTTGAGATTTGCGAGGAACAACCAATGGAGGCCGTTAAGACTAACGTGATAGGGACAAAGAATGTTATCAATGCCTGTTATAAGCATGGTGCAAAACTTGTTAATATGTCATCTGACAAAGCTATCAATTCAGGGAATGTGTATGGCAAGACAAAGAGTCTGTCTGAAGATATAGTGACAGAGGCAGGTTATTTAAGTATCCGGTCAGGCAATGTGTTGTGGTCGGCTGGTAGCGTTCTCCCTATCTGGAAGCAACAGATAGCATTAACGAACAAAATAAACCTTACATCAAAAGAGATGACAAGATTTTTTATTCATGTTGATAAACTTGTTAATTTTATTTGGAATGCGAAAGATAAAGCAGGAGTATTAACCGTCTCAATGAAGTCTTTCTATCTGTATGATATCGCAATAGAGTTTCTGAAGAGGTATGGCGATGGGGAAACAATGATAAATATAACAGGACTTCGCCCGGGAGAGCGATTGCATGAGTTCAGGGATGCAAAAACATCATCAAAAGATAATATTTGTACAGACCTAACATATATATTTCAATGAAACCCCATGATGTAACTAAGGCTTTTGAAGAAAGAATAGCAGACTATACTGGTGCTCCGTATTGTGTTTGCGTGGACAATGAAAGTAATGCCTTATTCCTTGCCTTGACGTATGACAATATCAAAGGAAAGAAAGTAGGGATTCCATGTAGAACATATATGAGTGTGCCATGTGAGATAATTCATGCAGGGGGGGAGGTTTTATTCTATCAAGTACCCAATAAGACAATTAAGGGAGCTTATTGGTTAATGAGTACACGGGTATGGGATTCTGCATTAAGGTTCACGGCTAATATGTATAAGCCAGATACATTTATGTGTTGTTCCTTCACGGGTCCCTATAAACATTTAAAACTTGGGAAGGGGGGGTGTATTCTCACAGACAATAAAGATGCCTACGAATGGCTTAAAAAAGCAAGATTTAGTGGAAGAAACGAATGTGACTATCACGTAGATAATTTCACACAACTTGGATGGAATTTTTATATGAATCCAGTAATAGCAGAATTTGGACTACTTTTAATCCAACAATTTTATAACTTAGATGGGACAAAAAAAGACATGCCAGATATTGAATTACCATATCCAAATTTAAGTAAATTTAAAATATATACCAATGGGATTCCTGAGTAAAAATGAATTAGTCAAGTTAGAATTAAAATCAATCGGAGAAAATGTTTTGATCTCCGATAAGTGTTCTATTTATGGAACCGAGATACAGATCGGGAATAATGTCCGCATAGATGATTTCTGCATTCTTTCCGGCAAGATACAATTAGGAAGTAATATTCATATAGGTGCTTACTCTGCCTTGTATGGCAAGTATGGCATTACCATGGAAGACTACACGGGGCTTTCCCCACGATGCACCATATTTAGTGGGACGGATGATTTTGGTGGTGATTATTTAATAAGTCCAATGACACCCGATAAATATACGTACGTTATAGGAGCTCCTGTACTTTTAAAAAAGTTTGTTCAGATAGGGGCAGGGACAGTTATTATGCAGGGGATTGTACTTAGTGAAGGTGTTGCAATCGGGGCAATGAGTTTTGTCAAAAGAGCAATACCCGAATGGGGAATATGGGCAGGTAATCCCTTACGGTTTATTAAAAAGAGAAAAAGGGGAATGGTTGAACTCGAAAAACAATATAGAGATGGATTATAGCATCATTAGCACTTATGTCAGAGAAGATAATGACTATCTGGATGAATGGGTAAAATATCATCTTGCCATAGGATTTGAACATATTGTAATGTATGATCACCGCAGTATCGCTCCAGTTCAAAATATATGGGGAGATAAGGTTACTGTAATCAAGATAGATCGGGATTCGTTATTTTTACCCACTTATCTTAATCAGGACACACTTAAAAGTCATCCGGCATATTGGATGGCGATGGTTGATGTTGATGAATTTATTGTGCTCTTACAACACAAGGACATTAAGAAGTTATTGGAGAATTATGAGGAATTTGGAGCACTTGGCTTACCATGGACAACCTTTGGTAGTTCAGGGCATGAAACAAAACCGGAAGGAAGAGTTACTGATAATTATGTATGGAGAGAACCAGATGAACCAATGTGGATAAAATCTATTATTAATACTCAATATTGCACAAGAATCGTTGATCCACACAAGGGAGAATATACTCGAACTGCTGTTAATGAGGCGAAAGCCCCATTTCAAGGGCCCATTACTGATTCTCCAAATCAAATATGTAGAGTTAATCATTATTTCACGAAATCTCATGAAGAATGGTTAAAGAAAGTTGCTAGGGGAACAGGTAATCCCAATACCCCCCCACGTCCATTATCATGGTTTGATGCGATCAATAAAAAATGTACCATTTATGATGATAATATTATAAAATTTTGTAAAAAAAATAAAATATGGAATCAAAAGTAAGTGTAGTATTAACATCATGCAATAGGCTAGATCTTCTTAAAAGAACCATTGAGAGCTTTAATGCAATGAATACTTATCCTATTGAAGAATTTATCATTGTCGAAGATTCCGCAAACAAAGAGATGCACAAAGCACTTTGCGATCTTTATCCTAATTATACTCTTTTACTCAATGGGGTAAATATGGGATTAATTGATAGTATTGATAGAGTTTATTCAATGATTAAAACACCATTCGTATTTCACACAGAGGACGATTGGGAGTTTATTAAGCCAGGATTTATTGAACTTGCTCTAAAGCCAGTTATTAATGATCATTTAGTAATGCAAACATGGATTTCAAACATTCATAATCAACCTGTTGATTTGGAAGTACAAATAATGGGGGGGGTTGAATACAGATATGCTTCTATCGATGGAATGGATCACCTATGGCATGGTTTTACTTTTCATCCGGGGATAAGGAATATGCGAGTTTATAAAGAGATAGCACCTTGGGCACAATGGTCAACTAAAGAAGATTTTTTAGCATTAAGGGAATGCAAAATCGGAGAAGAATATTTCAGGCGTGGTTATAGGGCAGCAGTATTGTCAGATAGCTATTGCGTACATACGGGAGGTCAAAATACAACTTGGAATACAGGCCAGAAATAATGTTACAGATACCAACAATAGAGGATATTTTTCGGGAGTATTTTAAAATCGCAATAACTCCTGATAGAATAATTGAATTTGGGACAATGACTGGCCGATTTACTAATATCATTTACCAATTGCGATTAGAGATAGATAATCATTTTGATATGATAACTATTGATTCAAGACGGGATATTAAGCAGGAATATTTACCAGAAAATATGATATTTTGTCAAATGGATATATTTTCAAACATAGGAACCATTGCAGGTCTAATAAAACCGAAGACACTTATTCTTTGTGACAATGGCAATAAAGTAAAAGAAGTACGTTCTTTTGCTCCACGGCTAAGATCAGATTGTGTTATAATGGCACACGACTATTTCTATGACAGAGAGGAATTTGAAAAACTTGCATGCTGGTCTGCATGTGAAATAACATGGTCGGATATTTCCGATCTTGGATTAAAACCGTATTGCCAACATATTATGAAAGAAGGATTTTGGCTATCATTAACAAATATAAAATGAAGATAGAAGTATTTGCAGTCTGTTATAACGAAGAGAGAATCATGCCTTATTTTTTAAGACACTATTCTCAATTTGCTGAAATATTTATATTCGATAATCATTCAACCGACAGATCCGTGGAAATTGCACAGAAAGGTGGAGCCCACGTATCATTATTCGATACAGGGGGAACATTCGATGATGGAGCGAATTTAGAAATCAAGGAACATTGCTGGAGGGATTCTAAGGCCGATTGGGTTATTGTAATTGATTTGGATGAATTTGTTTATCACCCTCATATTGTAGATTTTTTAAGCGAGTCCCAAGGAACACTTATACAGCCGAATTTGTATGAAATGTTTACTTCTATTTTTCCAACAACTGTAGGGCAGATTTATGAGGATGTTAAAAATGGTCATCCTTCATGGCCTAAGATAAATCTCATTCAACCATCACAGATAAAAGAAATGAATTATACTCCGGGATGTCATTTGGCCACTCCCAAGGGGAATGTGGTACTTGTGAATACTAATGATATAAAAACCTTACACATGAAAAATTTGGGTCGGCAATATACGATTGACCGAAATATGATGTATGGAGTAAGGCTAAGTGAAAGAAATAAGGAAATGGGATGGGGAACTCACTTGCTTCGCACCCCAGAACAGGTAGGTGCTGATTTTGATAGATTAATTCAAATCGTAATTCCAAGAATATGAAAATAGAGACATTTGCAGTTTGTTACAATGAGGAAAAGATGCTTCCGTACTTTCTTAGGCATTATTTACAATATGGTTCCGTAACAATATTCGATAATCATTCAACCGACAGATCCGTGGAAATTGCACAGACTATGGGCGCAGTTGTAATTGAATATGATTCTGACAATAAATTCAGAGAAGACACTCTAATACACCTAAAAAATATTTGTTGGAAGGAGTCGGAAGCTGATTGGGTAATTATCGTTGATATTGATGAGTTCGTGTATCATAGAAATCTTTTGTGGATATTGGAAAGGACAGAAGGTACTGTAATAATGCCCAAAATGTTTGAGATGTTTTCAGAAATATTTCCCACCACTCCCGTACAAATCTATGATGAAGTTCGTGTGGGAATCGAAATGAAAAGTAAAATGTGCTTATTTCGCCCTGATCAGATTACCGAAATGGATTATGACTGTGGAGCTCATTTTGCCCATCCCAAGGGAAATTTTATCTTGAATGTGCGTACGGAAATTATAGCTTTACATTTTAAATATTTATCTTTGGAATATATAGCATCCAGGTATGCTGAACTTAATGTAAGACGTAGTGAAGAAGACAAACAGAGAGGCTGGTCTAGTCACATGGAGAGGACAAGGGAGGAATTACAAAAAGAATTTGAGATCATGAAATATGGTTTAATGAAAATTGTATGAAGATTCGCATTATCTGTGTTGCATATCATAGAGCTATCCCTCTACGGATATTAATAGACAGCTTTTTAGTACAAACTGACCCCCGATGGGAATTGAATATAATCCATGATGGGGAAGCACCACAGGATGTCAAGGAGGTTATTGCTCTTTATGATGATCCCCGAATAATTTACACAGAGACAGAAAAGGTGAATGGTTTTTGGGGACACCCCAACAGGAGTGCAATGTTACAGGCAATAGAGACAAATCCAAAAGACTTTATTCTAATGACTAATGATGATAACTACTATGTGCCAATATTTGTACAGACATTCTTAGGACAAGAAACTCCAAGAATAGGCCTTATCTTTTGCAATACAGTTCATTCATACATGGGATATAATGTATTACAAACCCGTGTAGCAGAAAACTATATTGACATGGGATCATTTGTTGTCAGAGCAGACGTAGCTAAGAAGGTTGGGTTTAATCATAAACATTTATCAGCAGATGGGAGATATGCCATAGAATGTGCTGATTATTGCAGGGCAAAGAAGTTAATGATAGTGCAGATTAATCGCCCTTTTTTTATTCACAATTGACAACAAATGAATCACCTTGCACTTTTAAAACGCTATCACAAAGAAGTTGACGCACAGATACTATCTCAGTATAAGGATGCGGAGAGAAGCGTATGGGTGAACACGGATGATAAAGATTTAACGCCTATTGAGATAGAATTACCAAAGCCTCCAGAGCCACACCTGATAGACAATTGGGGACTTCCTGCCTCCGAACAGATGTGGCATCCTCCAAAATTACCAAGGAGACTGAAGGAACTACAAGCTAAATATGAGACTCTTGACGGTATATGGACTCAGATAGAAAACCATAAGGACATTTATGCTGATGAGATAGCATTTATTGAGACACAGTGGGATAGAAGGCTTAATGGCTATTGGTTTTATAACAATGGGATACCCACATATATTGACGGGTGGAATTATTTTTATTGTGGTTGGTGGATTATTGATGTCGGGCTACCTAAGTACAGAGACAGAGACAGGCGATTTTTTCTATTTGCCCGGAAGATGTACACCGAAACGAAGTATCCAAAGTGTGATAAAGATGGTTTTGCTATTCAGGACAAGTATGGAAATTATGAATGGATTGAGACGGGACATCGGTTATTCTATGGATTTAATTACCCGAAGCATAGAAGGGAAGGCGCCACCTATAAAGCTGAAAGCATAGGTTATGAGATCATAAGCAGGACTCTTGGAGCATGGGGAGGTATTCAGTCTATGAATGACACGCAGTCTAAAAAATGCTTTCTAAAGCACCTTGTAGGTCCATGGAAAAGACTGCCGTTTTTCTTTAAACCAAATTATGAAGGTTCGACATCACCAAAAACGGAGTTGTCATTTACACCTCCGGCAATAAGACTTTCTTCTAGAGGAGCATTGTCTAATTCGGAACTTGGGTTAGAGTCAAGAATTGACTATGAGACAGCTGACCCATCAGCGTATGACGGAGACAAATTGTATTTCCATCACGATGATGAAGTGGGAAAGCTTAAAAAAGGACTATCGTGTTGGACAAGACACGAAGTTGTAAAGGAATGTTTGGCTATCGGAGGAAGTATCATAGGCTTTACTATCAAGACATCTACGGTTGGGGAGATGGAAAAGGGAGGAGGAAAAGAGTTTAAGAAGCAATGTGTGTTGAGTAATTATTATGAAAGAAACCTTAATGGGCAGACAAAATCGGGACTTGCGAACTTATTTATTCCAGGAGACGATGGGTTGGAAGATTTTATAGACCCCTATGGTATAAGCATCTGTGGCACACCAAATAAAGCACAGGCACAATATATCAGGAGACAAATGGGTGCAAGGGAATATCTTATGAATAAACGAACAGCATTTATTGATGATCAAGAGAGTTTGTCAGAGCAGGTTAGATTATATCCATTAAGGTTTGTAGAGTGTTTCCGCACATCTGCAAAAAGTTCTGGTTTTAACATGAATAAGCTAGAGTCATATATTGATGAGTTATCAATGACCAAACAACCTATTGCAGTAGGTAATTTGACATGGGAGAAAAATAAAAGAGATACTCGGGTAGTTTTTATGGCTAATCCGCAGGGTAAGTTCAGGATAAGCCATCAGTTAGATGACAATGAATCAAATAAAAAGTTTTGGAGTGATGAGGAAGAAACATATAAGCCCGGGAATGCTCATTGGGGAGTAGCAGGAGGCGACCCATTCAAGTTTAACATAACAAAAGGGAATAGAAAATCAAAGGGAGGTGGTGCAGTAGTTAAGAAAGGCATGATAAAAGATGGAGACTTTTCTATGAAGCGGAAGTTCGCATGTACTTATGCTCAAAGAACCTTTGATAAAAACATCTATGGAGAAGACATGTTGATGATGTGCATCTATTTTGGTGTGCCGATGTTCCCGGAAATAGATGTTCCCTTCCTCTGGGATTATTTTAGAGACAGAGGATGGGAGGGATATCTGCTTTATAAAGTCGATCCAAACACTTTCAAAATAAGTGCTACCCCTGGGGATACGGCAAACAGGACTAAGCAAGACATCTTTACAGAATATATGACATGGATTGAAAATGAGGCAGATGAGGAAAATCACATAGAGATATTAGAGGAGTGCAGGGATATTGATGGACCTGAGGACATGACTAATTATGACCTGTTTACGGCAGGAGGATATGCGTTGCTTGGTACTCGTGGCACGTTTGATGAAATAGCAGAAATAGACTCAAAAGGGCATGATCTTAGCAATTATTTGAGTAAGAAAACTTATTCTTCCATGAGAAGTTATTAACTTTACATAAATTTCTAATCACATGGGCGTTTCTCTTGAACAATTCACAAAAGGTGGTTATCCATTTCCAAAGGACGATATTGATCCTAAAAAAAAGAATGCAGATTGGGGAAGGCGATGGTGTGAAGCCATGTATGCACAATGGAGACAAGGAAGAACGGCAATTCCATATAGTGCAGTCGATGAGTTTAGGCAATTGCGATTACTCGCAGACGGAAAACAAAGTCCTCTCAAATACCAAAAAATATTAGTTGATGTAAGCGAGGCCACAGGTGCGGTAACTGGCTATATGAATATCGGTTGGGAAGTATATTCGGTTATGCCTAAGTTTTTGAGGGTTGTAGAAGGCATGATGGAGCAGACTGATCATCAGGTAGTAGTTACAGCCGTTGACCCTTCCAGTACTGAGGAAAAAGAATCTGCAAAGTTGGATATGCAGTATCGGATGAAATTTAAAGAAACCCTTGATTACATAGATAAGGCAATGGGTATTGACAGGTCAGGTGAATATGTGCCTGAATCAATGGAAGAACTTAATTTGTATGAAGGAGCCGGAGGATTTAAACTTGCAAAAGAGACAGAGATAGAGCAGGGACTTGACTATACATTCTATATATCGCAGTGGAAAGAGATTAAGAAACAAATTATCAGAGACTTTTGTGTTATCAATCGTGCAGCAACAAAAGACTACACCGATCAATACACTAAAAAAGTAAGAGTGAGGTATGTTGATCCTGCGGTTTTCATAGGACAATATTCAAAGTACAATGACCATAAAAACATGGAGTATGGGGGAGAGGTTATTCGAGAGACAATATCCAATATCCGAAAATTGAATCCCCACATCCCGGAATCTGAATTACTTGCTCTGGCTAAACAATATGGAGGCACAGGAGGAAACCCATCTCTTGCGAGTTATACTTATGACGAGGACACGCACACAGGCACGTATGAT